TTCAAGGGCCGATAGGGAATAACCGTGGTCTTTAGATCGGATGACAACAGACCGTTAATAATTACCGCCTGGTCGCGGTAGAGAGATTGCCCGGCCACTTGATACCGCTTACTGTTGATCTTCGCCAGAAAACGAATCACGAGATCGGACAAGGAGCTGGTGAACTGCTTTGTCTTGCCAAGGCGTAGTAAAATAGTTCCAACGGTAGTATTGAAATCGGCATTGACGGCCTTAGCTACTTCTTCATCGGCCAAATCCATGCGGTCTTGACGCAAGTTGACGCCAAGAAATCGAGTAGCTTCCTGTTTGACTAGATCGGCTCTAGGCATTTATCTCGCCTCAATAATCCCCAAACGCCGGATACTCAGCGGGCAGGCGTGGGCGTCTGGGCATACTTCTATGAAGTATTGGCGACGTTCCACGTGCGTAGTTTCTATCGTGCGCCGTCAGATTGCCCAAAGTCTTTAGGAACATCGCGCCCTGATCGAATCTGCCCATGTAATGCTTCGACATTTCCAGATTTTGCCCCTCGCCTTGCCTGCCAAAAGCCGTCGCCAAAACGTAATAGCGAAGATATTTTTGCAGTTTTTCGGGTATCAATGCAGGCGCATCGTCTTCCTCGATTTCGCGGGTATGAATGATGGTTTCAAGAACTGAGATTGCATCTTTGCTGGACTTAAACTCCCGCGTTGTGCCTAGTTGCGGCAATTCTCCCGTATCGTATGCCATCGGCAAATATTGACGGTCTGGAGAGTTAATTACCCGCACCATTCCAACCGCGAAACTCACGACCGCCGCTCCGCTGACAAATTCGTACTCCCAGGCATAAGTGCAAATCGTTCCGCTATCGGTAAACGTGGTCGCGCCCTCAGCCATCTGTTCTTCCCAAATAAAGACGCAGTTACTCCGGTCGGTATCCGATGCTTCGCGCGTAAAGCGCCAGCCAAGGCCGGTTGACCACGATCCGGTATCGCCCGCATTCGTGTAAGCATAGTCGTTAGCAAAATAGGTCGATTCGGTCCCGTAACTTCTGTCGCCGGAAAACAATCGCGCTACCCCAAAATCATCTCCCTGTATGGAAAAAGACTGAAAATAACTCGCTTCAATCTCGAAGATCTCGAAACTCATATCTCTATCGAGACCGAGGAGCCAAAATTCCGGCTCACCGGATTCCTGCCACCAACGGCTTCCAGTCTGATCCAGCTCTTTACTGCTGATGCCGAAAATGCGTTTATCGTTCCATGCTACGCGCACCACCCGTTCATGGCTTTTCGGAAGAAAGAAGCGGTAGTGATCGTCTATCGTTTGAGCAAGAACCGCTTGTTCCCAAAGATGAGTTACGGCGTTAGCGGAGTTAGTCGGCGTAACGCTCTCTGAAGTTTCCACTTCCCATTCACCGGTTACTTCCTGAGTGCCGGCCAATGCCGTTTTAGTGAATTTGCGAAACGTGCCGCCAGCATAACTCTTTTCCCATTCGTATGTACCCGCTGATACACTTCGTGGCGGAACATCGAACATGAGAAACCGCCTGACGGCTTGAGAGTCGGCGAGCAGTCCGCCATAGCCGTCATTATACCAACGCAACAGTTCGCTTCGCGTCCAGATAACTCCACCATCATGAAGAACAGCCTGGATTCTGTCCAGATCGGTTTTAACGGTAGTTGCCACGACCAACGCCCTCAGATGGGAAATTAAGCGCCATGCGTTGAAAACTTCTCTCCTGCACTCTGCTCATCCCGGTCCGCGCCTCGCTCTCCCCCATCGCTTTAGTAAGTAGTGCAAAGACTAGCGAAGCCGATTGGATGTCCCATTGCTTGAGTTCGCCTTCATACAAACCGTGCAGAAATGGCACATCGGTTGAGCCTTCCGGCAATTCCGGCTCATCATCGTCGTCTTGTAGTTCAAGCGGCCATGCCACGTAATCGACCCTCATAACGCCGCCTCCCGCCGCCGCATGAGGATAGACGCCGAAAAAATCCCACGATACCGCAAACCAATTCCTCGGATCGCCGGAGGTATCAAGCCATGTCGTGCTGTGACTATCTAACTCATTGATCGACGTGGCAATGAGTCTTTGGTTATTGGCCTGATTCCAGATACGGTAGGGAAACATGATGTCTTGAGCGATGGAGGCGGTAAAATAAAATGTCGCTCCCGGACGAAGCGACACATAGGCCGAGCGCCTGATAGATTTAGTGCGCTCGGCAAATAATTCCATTGCCTCATCGATAGACAGATTAATTTGAGCCGAAGTGAAAAAGATCGAATCCTTGTCGTCTATCGCCTCGGCAATGCGGGTGCGAATCTCACTTCGCTTCATATGCCGCCGAAGAACTGTGCATCGTCTTCCCGAACGGCACGATAAGGTTCAAGAAAAATTCGCAATCCCCCAAGCGGCTCTAAGGGATCTTGCCCTTCATAGCCGATATGGACCGGAACAACGTAGACCTGTTCCTCTCCTCTACCGGCATACTTTAGACGACCAAACGGCAAGATGTTCATCGCCGTTTTTCCCTCTCCATTGGGATCGCGGTATTTGACTTCTTGAAAAAGCAACGTTAATTCCGCTCGATCCATCCAGTCCTCTAAATTCTCGGCCATACTGCCTCCTATGTTTCTTGAGTTGGGAATCCGGTTCCCGACGTGTCGAAGTGAACAAGGTGCATCGGTTCGCCGGGCTTAATCGTTCTGCCTTCTAATTCATGTTGATACATACAGCGGGTAACGGGAATAAAATTCCCTTGAGATATTTGGTTAAATTTAGCTACCGTTGCTTCCTCTTTGACGGCTCTGAGCGAAGCAATCATTTCACAGTAGCCGTTCCAGAGGTAATCGAGTAATCTCATGGCTCCGAGTTGGCGCAAGGGAAACTTGCAAAGCCACCTGAGCTTCGGATTCACCCGCGTATAAACGCTTTCGACTACGAAATACTCCTTCCAATTATCGTGTTGCGGGTTGAACACTTGCTTGCCGTAACCGGGTTGAAGAAAGCAAAAAGTGCCGGGAACCCAAAACCGAACATGAGTGATATCGCAATAGGCGGCGTTAGTGGCTCCGTGCGGGAGTCTCAAGATCATCTGCCCACCGTGGACGAGCACGCGCCATGCTTCTTTGAAAAACGGTAGCGGATCGACTAGATGTTCAAGGACGTGATTAGCGAGGATTTGCCCTACCGAATTCGTCTTGATCGGAAACCCCTTGAGCAGATCAAGGCAAATATCCACGTTGGGCAGAAGATAAAGATCGCAGTTGATCCACGCACTATCTTTCGGATCATTCGCGCCACACCCCACATTAAGACGCCTGAGCTTGTGTACCAATGATGAACCCCCGTTTACCAAACTCCGGGTTGTTATCTATCTGCCACTTCCAATCATCGATGGTCGTCTCATAGTAATCAATCTGCCCGCATCTCACGGTCGGATCGACCCACAATTCTAAACCGGCGTCCTTTGCGTGCTTGTAGAAGTAAATATCCGACCCGTATTTCAGCGCGTCCAAATCGAACCAGGGATACTCTAGCGTCTCGAAGACCTTGCGCTTGAACAGGACGCAACCCAGGCCGGCGCAGTCTATTTGAAAGGGCCTATCGGTAGGAAAGATAGAAACAGGCGCATGGGCGTAAGGTGAATCTTTTTTCGGATCGAGAAGCGGCGCTTTTTTATAAAGGCACGGCTGCCCTCTCGTTTGCGGTCTATCGCTCCTTAGAAAATACACGCCGGAAGCCATATCTTTATCGAGTGCCGCTAATTTCACGATTGCATCATGGGGCAAAACCATGTCCATCTCGGTGAAAAACAGATGGGTCAATTTCTCATTCGACAAAAACTGCGTCACCAACCCGTTTTGACTCGTGTGCGTATAGGTTCTATCCGTCACGCCCGCCCCGCCAATCTGTCCTAGTTGCTCTATCGCGTACTGGCGAGCCGTATAAGCGACTGCTCGAAGCCATGAGCCGACTGCCGGCGCCCAAAGCGGCCCGTAGGCCGTGCTGGTAAAAGCGATGTTCAAATTGTCCACGGCAAAAATAAAAGCCTTATGGTTTCAATCAACGTCGGGTTGGTTGGATAGACTTTGTTGATGCCGCAACCGCAGCCGCCTAAATTGATTTTCTTCCACGTAACAAGCCGGTGACAACCCATGCAGCGGTAAATCCACTCCTGATTATCAGCGCCCTTGTCGTGAAGTTTGACAAAACGATTATCGGCCCAGGTATCGAACATAGAGAGTTCGGCGGGAAGTTTGTAAGACTCCCCGCCGCTCCTTTCCAGCTACATCATGTGCAGCCAAATTTTGCGCGAGAACGTATCGGAGGAAACGCTCGTAGTGATCGTCTCCAGCAATACCGCCATCGGCAAAATGCCTGCCGTGCTCGCCACCGACGAGAAATAGTCCTGGCCGGCCACTGGCAAAAGGGCGACGCCGATTGCCTGTGAGGTGGCGGTACTCCCTATGCGCGAGGTACTACGGTAGCCGTAAACTTGCACAAGACCGTAGCTGCCGTTCGCAATAGCGGCGTCGGCGACCCCGATAACCGCAGGGAGTTCGCCGGTGTTCGGTTGAACCACTAAAATCCCATCCACTGACGCCGCCGTCAGTTCCAACTGAACTACGTCATCGGCGGCGATACCAGTCTCATTGGCCCGCATGACGATAAAAACCCTCTCTGGTGCATCTCGATTAACTCGTTTGAATTGCATCGTTTTCTCCTTTCTTAACTCCAGCTATTAGCTGGTGATTGTGCGTGAAATCCCGTAAAGGACGCCATTTTTTCGCCGGTTGTTCGTTCCAACCATGCCCATCCAATGAATCAACGCGGTGCGGGCAAGCTGGTTTTCCGGGCGAACAAATGGGGTAGTGGCAAAATCGCACTCGCTTTCAACCACATAGTCCATCGACTCGGTGTTGACGAAATGAATGTTCGACGCGCTGACTGTGCCAATGGCATCCACGACCTCCGCGTTGGTCTCCACGTCCGGCACGACCTCATCCCAAATAAACGTGGCGCCGCGAAACTTCAGCGCGTCGCTTCCGCCCAGGACGTCGAGCGTTTTTTTGTCGTCCACGATGTAACGCTCAAGGGCGGCCATCGACCCCCAATACTCCTCCCACGCCACCTGATCGCCGATCATAAAGTCTGGCGATCCACCGATGCCCCTGGAACAATCGTTGTAAATGTTGTTCATCTCCAGCTTTAGGCCGGCAAAGGTAGTCGCCGTCGAGGAATCGGCCTGATTGCGCCAGAACGAGTAGGTATTACCGTTGATGTTGCCGATAGACACGCTTCTGCTGGCGTTGGCGTCAATTATTGCGGGAATCGGCAACGGCCCAAGAGCGCCGCCATCTAATCGCCCGATCCTTCGCAAGAACTGCCCGGAAGCAGCGGACGCCGTGATACGCCCGGCGACCAAACAGTTGTTGAGAAGTTCTTTCAGCGACACTTCGGCCTGCATGGTCTTGGATTTTAGCAGGTCGATTGCTTTTGCCTCACCGGCGTTTTGCCGCTCTTCTCTGAGGGAGATCGAAATCGACACGGCGAGTTCGGCCCAATCGTAGAACGCCGAAGTAATGCCGTCCTGCGGTGTGGTATCGACCAGCCCGTATCCGCTGAGAACATCGGCGGTGGAGTTTTGCGCGTGCATGAGTGGAACGCGCACATTAAAACCGCCGGTTTGCTTTCTGTACCGTCCTTTGCTCTCAAGCCATGCTAAATACTTATTTCCCCGCGTGATGTTGTCTCGCAGACGGGGTTGAACGGTTCTCAGCGTGGTGGTGAGCAAAGCATCGTAGGCATCTGTGACACTGGAAGGGACTTGTCCTGACTGCGATGAAAGCAGGGCAAGGAGCCACTTGAGAAAATTCATCTTGACCTCCTTGGTTAGCCTGCCCTGCCCTTCACCTGTTCGACAGCATACTTAGTCGCAGTATCCCACGCTTCCTCATTGCTTTTCGCTTCTCTGACCCGTTTGACGATATTAGGCGCACCGCTTGATGTGGTCTGACTGGATGAAGAGCGGTTTCTAACCGCTCCGTTGATGCGGCGCGTGGCCTCGCTTACTGAAGACGCTTGATCGGTGGCCATTTTGTAGAGAAGCTCTAGTTTCGAGCCAAACATAGGATGGGAGAGCGAGTCGGATTGCCACCATTTGAGCAGCTTATCCATCGTGTCTTCGTGTTCTTCCCAACCGGGATGTTTTTCGCTTAATTTGGCTTCGTGGTCATCGTACTCGCGGTCGCGGGCCTGTGTAGTGTGGTCTCGTTGCTGTTTGACCAAAGGCTCCAAGGCCGCTTGAACAATAGCGTGAGCGGATTCTGCAATCGAAGGTGCCATCCAGTGAAGTTCGGGCGGCAATTTTGATTGTGCTAGTTCTAAAAATTGCTGCGGGGTATTTCCAGCTCGTTGCCTTTGTGTAACGACCTGCTGTTGGCCGTTCGAACCAAAAGGCACTAACTGAAATCCCATCTCAGCCGCTCTTTGCAACATCGTGGCTCTAGCGAACTCAGGATCGGTGTTGAATCGTGCCACCATTTCAGCTTGCTGCCGAAGCTGTTTCTCCGACTGCTTGAACTTGGTGTACGATCCGTGCATCCGTTTCCAATGAGGCTTTAGCTCTTCCGGCAAGGACGCGGGATCAATGAAGCTCTCTTCTGCGGGCCGAGCTTGACTGGCCCCCGGAGCTTCCTCAGATGGTTCAGGCGATGGTTCTAGAGTTGGTCCAGGTTCATCGCCCCCATCAGCGGGAGTTTCCGGCACTTCTCCTTTTTCGTTAAACAGGAACTTAGCGATACGCGCCAGTATCCAGTTCATTGTAACCTCCATAAAAAACTAGATCATAATCGGTCCGCCGCCGCCCGCCGCCACCACGAAATCATCAATGTAAATGCCCATCAAGGGCATTCCGTTGATGTCATCCGCCCACACCCCGGCATTGGCGTTAGTCCAATACATATTGCCCTTGCCTTTCATTGCCGATCTCAGGGTGGCATCGGTGCCGGTCCCGATTGCGGCTTTCGTTGGCGCGACAACCGCGCCTGATACGGTCCATACGATTCGATAAGCGGTGGCGGCGGCCAGCGAAGGAAATGGGCTTAAAAACAATGCTCCGCCTACGGCGGTGGAATTCGCCAACGTCGTAGTTTCGCCGAAGGTAGTGCCACTAGGGCCGTCGGTTCCCTGCCATATTTGCGCGCCGCTCAAGTTGTTCGATGCCGTCTGGCTGCTTATCATGTAAATAGTGGTTTGAACGTCGAAGGACGTAATATAAAGCCCGCGCTGGTTCGTTCCGATGGTATATGTCGCGGTATTCGCGAACGGCATCCCCGCCGCGTCTCCGTTGGAAAATTTAAGCACTATGCAAGGCGGAGTGGTTCCCGCGGTCGGGGCCGTGGTAAAGCCGTTAGTGCTTGTGAACTGCTGCATGGGGAATAAGTCTTGTGAGTCATAATCATAGCGGCTCGTGACGTTCGCTAAATCGGTAATGCCACCATCGGGGTCGCCTACAATCGCCCAATAGACCGTTCCCGCCGTAAGGGCGCTGGTAAATCCGGTGACTTGAATCCAGCCCGTAGCCGAAGCCGGATTAACCGTTCTGGCGGCCTCCACCAGCCCGGGAGCGCCATTGGTGGGCGCGGTCTGTGTTCCGGTCCGCAATTCGCCATCTATGTCATTGACGTTCGCCGCCGTGCCGGTATAGCTGCTGATGAAAAAATAGATGGTATCGAGAGTATGGGCTTCCTGCGGCTGAAATCGCATTGAAATGGCGTCGCCGCCGGTGCCGTTCACATAGTTGCTGTCCAGAGCGACGTTGGTAGGGGTGGAACCCGCACTCGTGCCAAGTAGATTCCAACGCGGGTAGCGCACCGAATTACCAAACACGGCCATGCCCAAATCGTCATGCAGGAGCCGCAGTGGAATACGCCGCTCGGTAGGGAAGTGCCACCACCGCCCGGTGACTTTCGACTTCCACCACGGGCTGTTCCATCCCTCGAAAGGCCGGAGAACATAATTCTTGATGTCAAGAACGTAGGGCGGGCCGTAACCGCCAATCGTGTTCAACTCACGTACCCGGCGAAATCTATTGGTGAGATAATGCAAGTTAATCTTCTCTCAGATAAACCAGGATTCTGCCGGCGGCCAAGATCGTGCATTTAAATCCATTAGGGGCCGGCAGACCGTGAGTGCCGAACTGAATCCCTAAATAGGTTTGAGTAAGACTCGTTCTGCCGAAAAATTTAATCTCATCGGTAACAGGGTCTCTCACTTCGCAAGTATCGCCGCTTGCCGTAGCGCCCTCCCACACAAAGGCATAAATGCGTCTTGGACTTAAATGCTGATTTCCCACGGCGCTCAAAACGATTGGATTTGTCATCCTGCTCCTTGAAATAAAAAAGCCTCAGACGGCTTACGCCGCATGAGGCTCCTTGTTATCGGGTCTCTCGATTAAAAAAATTAAGTCAACTTGATTCTTTCTTGTTTCTCAACCTCCAGCACATTTCCGTCTTTGACATGCAGCGTCAGACTTCCGGTTTTTTTCCCCTCAACCCACGCTTTAATTATCCGCCATAGTTTTTCAGGTAGGGAGTCCATCAATAGCCTGTTGCCGTTGTCCTTAGTCCGCGGCGCTTCTTTCTATCGGCGGCAAACTCCGCAGGCGTATGAGTCGCGCCCGTCGCCATGTTTTTAGATTCGACAATTTGATTGGTTCCTCGCGCAAAAGCCATGCGGAGCTTTGTGCCCTTCTTATAGCGATAACGCACAGGTTGGTCAAGCGGCATCACTATCCACGCTTTCTAGTTTACCGCGTTTATGAACAATACGTTGCGTCCAACCGCAATGTGCACATGAACGGGTTTCGCTTACATGAGCGGCACCGTGATACCAAGTGCCGTCTTCATCTTTCCAAGCCGTATATAATTCACTCGTGCTAAAACTCTCGCTTCTCCAATGCGGACAGCCACATTTCCTGCAAGTATTTGCGATTTCGTCCACGCTACTTTGTAGCCGCCAATTTCTCTTCTTTCATTTCCGGCGCGATATCCCTAACTGGCGGCGGCGTTGGCATCTCAGCCTTTTTTTGCGCCTGCAACTCATCGATCTGCTGTTGCAGGCTCCGCTCTTTGACCGCCCGAATCATTTTCTCAACCACTACGCTCTTTTTGCACCTTTGACAAGTATAACCTTTCGGTTGAGTAGTCAGCCCCAAGCCATCCTGCCATTTAAGAGCGACAACCACGATGAAATCTTCCGATGAGTTGCACTGATCGCATTTGAGATTCTGCCATTGTTTATTCATCAAACCTCCAAGGTTCCGAACTTTCGTTTTTTAAATACCGGATCATTCTGTAATTTTGTTTTTGCGTTCTCGATAGCCTCTTCTTCAGTCGCGCCATAGCCGGTAATGTTCGTGGTGATTATTCCACAAGTGAATCGATGGGTCTTAGAATAGCTATCGGGATCATTGCTGATCCAATAAGTAAACTTTACAGCCATCTTCCTTTTTCCGACGCCCGCCCACTAAATTTTGTGTTAGTCGGTATTGTCCCTGCCAGAGTAACCCCCGCCCGTTTCATCTCACGCTCATGTTGTTTGGTGCTCGTGATATAGACCGGCTTATCTCCAAGATTATGAATCCACCGGCCCCTGCCTTCCTCAAAAAATAACAGACCCCGACCATAACTCGGAAGCGGCCCCATTGAGTTGCCGCAAACGTCGCAAATCACGGTATCCGCGCCAAGATCATCACGGTGATGTTCAAAAACATCCCGCCCATGACCTTCAATGCAAGTAAATTCGTAGATCATTGCGCCATCCCCGCTCCCGTCACAGCCGTCAAAAGATTCGCCGCCGCGCTTGGCCCATCGCCGCCGCCTTGAGCATTATCACCCGACCTTCCGGCCACATTCGCGCTCGCGGCCATCATTTTTTGGGCCAGAGCGTGAAGCTCGTCAACCGTCTCGTCGTCAATGAACTCGTAGCTTGCCTGAAGTTTTTTGAGCAACTGATAGGACATGAGAAGTTGCGGGAATTGGCCGATGACCATCAAAATATCTTTGAACTGCTGGCGCTCGACGTCTAAAGTTCGCGGCCTGGAGGAACCAGCGACGATTTCCACGTCCGCTTCGAACGTCAAATCCTCACGAGTCGTTTGAACCCACTTTTTCTCGCCTAGCCGCTCAATCAAGATGTCCTTGATGCCGGAAAACATTTTCATCATCATCGGGTTAAGTCCATAAACCTGTTCGGCGTATTTCGCAACTTCTTTGTCGTTGAAGCCGCGCAACAATATCCATTTATCAAGCGTCATGGTGCCTTTCACGAGTTGCAGCATCTTTGTCCCGGCTCGCCGCAGCCAACGGGCAACCACTTTACGCTTATCCGCCGTTCGCGCATTAGAGGCGCGCTCGGCATAGGTCGCTTCCGTCGCCGTATTCGCATCAGGGTCGCCAAGCCGTGCGCCGGTTTGGCCCGCAATAAGCCGGTAATCGCCTTGAAGAAGTTGCACGTCTTTGTAGAGATCGGGGGTCTGGCTGGGATCAGCGTTGATAACAGGAACGTTTTTAATGCTCGTTACTTTCACCGCTTCCATGTCTTTGTTCGATTGCAACGCCTTTAACGCTTCGGTTTCGTCATCGAACGTGCCCTCATCAAAATAAATCTTGCGCGCGCTTCTTTTAGCTCCTTCGGTTATTTGCTGGCGGCGGATATTGTATTCTTTCTGAATGGGAAGCCAACTTGCTGTTTCCGGCAGCGGCCAAGGAGAAGGCTTGGGGCCTAGAATCGGGGTAAAGCGAAGAATGGAGTAGGGATGGTCTTCTATGCCGTCGGGAAAAACATCATCGAGTAAAAATTCTTCCGGCTCTTGGCCATCGGCATAGATGTACCACCGTTTATTCTTAATGTCGTAGCACTCGCAATAGGAAAACAAGTCGTCATCGGGATTTTCACTATCGGCTGAATTTTGGCCGCCGTCCTTTTCGGGGTCGCGGGATCTGTTCGATTTTAACTGTGCGCGTCTGTCTTTATCGAACCGCTCATCTTTTTTAGCTTCTTCCAACGGCACGCTGACCTCTTCGCCGATCCACGTCCATTTGCGCATATCGGGACCTTGATCGGGAAGAAGCATCTTGCGCGCATCAACCCATTCCCAACGGTAAACTTCGTCTTGCACGACAAAGGCCGGTTCGCTAACGGGTTGTTGAGTTTGGGGATCGATCAACGGGACAGGCTGTTGCGTTTCAGGATTGACAATGGGGCTGTCATCCTCCTGGTGCATGTAAATCGGCTGGCCCGCTCTCGGATTTGGTTCCAGGGTTGGATCATAAACGGATTTGAGGACACCGACGCGAAAATAGGACTGCAAGGTTGCCAACTCGCCGGATTCTTCCAGGTTGCTGTCCTGAGCGGCGATGGATTGCAGGACGCCTTGCGCCCTGGCACTCTGGCGGTCGGAGGCGGGACCGCTGTTGCCCGGTTTCGGTCTGACTAAGAAAGTCGGGTTGGTAAAAAACAGTTCCGGCTCTTCCGCTTTGAGCGTGGCCAGAAAGTAATTAAAGACCGTATCGCCCGCCTCTTTGTTTTGCTTGCCGAGATAGAAATTCTCAAGTTCTTTAACTTTCCATTCCGTTTCCCAATCTTCTCTCAGTTTTTTAGCCCGCGCGATGCGGTCTTTCCAAAGTTTTAACCGCCGCGCCCGCTCGTGCTTTTCGGCTTCGGGGGAATCGGGAGTTTCGTATTGGTCAGCCATGATTATCTATTCTTTGAAATCAAATCTTCGACTGTAATACAATCGATTAAATTGCCTTCACCGATTTCGTCGAATTGTTCGCTCAAGAAATAAAAAATAACTCCGTTTAATTCGACGGTGAAACTCATATTCTGCCGAAATCCAATCAGCCATTTGCGCCCGCTCGGTAACTTCTTACCGGCAATCCCATCGCTTGTCGCTGTATCTGTTTTTTCCACCAGGGAAGGGTGTTAGGAATGAGACCCGGTTTTTTCTTCGCCTGCGGCGGGGGGAATCTTTTGAGAAACATTTTAAGATCGTCCCAAGCGTGATTGTCTTTATCCACGAGCTCTTCGGGTTGGTCGCGGTGCAACGCTACTTTGTCGGAGAACTGCCGGAAGCGTTGCTGCCCAATTTCCCATATCAGCTTAGAACAATCGGTGGTAATGCGGTAAAGCGGATTTTCCGGGTCTTTCCAAAAATGACCGAGCAACCATTCCGCTACCGTGGTATCACCACCACGTTCCCCTTCTTGGAAGTAAACACCGCAACGCTCGAAAATCCACGCGGTAGATTTATTAGTTTTGTCAGCTTGCGGGACATCTTCCGCCCATATTGAAGGGTCGGCAACTTTGAATCTTTCTTGCCCTGAGTACGGATTACCCTCAAATCGCCGCCCATCCTCGGTCACAATATTTTTCCCCTTGATGATCTCCGCTATCTGATGCGCCGGAACATAGTTAGCATAGAACTCCCACAAAGTCACGATATCCCCGTCGGGACTGACCCCATGAACGTGATAAGCCGCCGGGTTGCGCCAGCCATGATCGTAGGAGGCATAAAGGCGGTAGCCCCTGGGATCGAACGGCGCGATCACTATGCGCCCATTTCGTTGCCACTCTTCCCATTTCGAAAATAGTTTGGTTCCCGATAATGCGCCGTAGTCGATTTCCTGCTCTTTTTTCCATCTTGGGGAATCAACGCCGCCGGGGTACCGCATAGCGGCGTCTTTTTTCCATCCTTCACCCCCTACTGTTCCCGGCACCCTTCCTGGATGACATGAGTAGTGAATGCGAAGAACGGGAATGGTTTGTTGCGCAAGGCGATAAGAAAAGCCTTGCAGCGCAGTTGCGGTGTTCGGTTCTTCGGGACAGACGATAGCTTGAAACGACCCCGGTTCCGCCGATGATACGGAGAGAAAAAAACCACCGCCCTGCACCGCCGGCAGAGAAGAAGTAAACGATGAATCGAACTCGTCTTGATACGCCCCTTCATCGGAGAAAATCATCGATGGATGCTCTGAGCGGATGATGCGCGCACCCTCCGGGATGCCGCGCACACGACTCCCGCTATCGAAGTTGATTCGGGCAAAAGAGGCATGACGGAGATTAGTGCTTTTTAGGTGCTCGGGCAGTTGGTATTCCTGAAACGAGAGACGGGCCGCATCCTCATCTTTGTTATAAACGATATTGGCGGCATCATCCTCGTTCTTACTCTGAACGAGAATCAACTGATAGCGCACGTACTTCGCCCGCCAGTGGATAAAGCAGCAAACCAGGTTGGTAATAAACAGGTCGCGGCTTTTCTCGACGAACAAGACGCCGGCGCGGTAGAGATAATCTAAAAACTCGCGGTCAATGCCGGAGCGCAAGGCGTGGTGGGCTTTGTCCGGCTCTATAAGTTTGCCGCCGACTAGAAGGCAATCGAGAAAGATTCTCAAATAGGGATGGTCGGGAACGGACTTGACCGGGTTGTCATGGTCATGCTCGTCTTTGGTTTTGAGCCGCTGCGAATCGAAGATAAAAAAATGAGCATCGCGCCGGCAGCGCTCCAACTCAATGGCGTGTTCGATCATTGTGGCAACATCTGCGGCTCTGTAGGTTTTACCGCTCGCTCCTTGCCTTGCTCAACCCATTGGATGAAAGTCTCGAACTGATCGGCGCTTAGATACTTCAAGCAATCCCCTAACGTCAACTCGGCGCGGGAATCCGCCCCGCCCTGTGAGAAAGATAATAGCCGGTAAGTCTCATCGATTACTTTGGCCGTGTACGCCATCGTCTTTGCCACCTGATCGGGACTATTTCGGGACTCCCACCTCTCGATAGTATCGAGGGGAACCTCAAGCAGCAGGGCGAACTCTTCGGGCTTCCGCTTGAGAATAATGCGGGCCTGGCGGATGGTCATCGAGCAAGTATAGTCGGCCTCGGCCAACGCTTGGGATTGGCGTACCATCGCCCGCAGCGCGTTAAGTATCGCCTTCTCCGCAACCTGGGGGTCTTTGAGCGGCTTGTCGCGGCCAAGGAGAACGGGAGTTCTGGTAGGATCAAAGGGAGGCATGTTTGTTAATTAGAAATATCACGGCAAGAATTCAAAAGGGCCGATTTACCAAGGCGGGAATCGAACCCGCAAGGGCCGTTAGGCTCCACGTCGGCTCGCGCAGTCACGGTTAATTCCGGGACCTAGCTCACTTCTCAGCGGCTTGGGTTTACCAGTTCCTCCACTTAGTGAATTCTTGCCGTGATTGAGAGCATTGTCATCCTATCCAAACTCCATCGGGGTCTTGTTCTTTAATTTTGTCTAACCACTTTTGATAATGGCCGTTGCAGAAAATGTGTTTACCGTCATTGTCCGAGCATTCGCGCATCTCATCGGGAGGTTGATCGAACGACCAACTATCACTGTTTTCATCGTGATGAACAGTCATAGAAAAGTTACATAAGTCGCATTCGAAAATTACTTTGATGGGTTTCATTTGTGATTCAAATCTAACCGCTCATTAAGATAACCTGGACTGCGAATATCAGAATCGAGCAGAGAAGAATCAGGAGCATTATGCCCATCCACTTTCGAAGATACTTCTTCCACTCTCTTTCCGTCAATAGGAATGGCTTTGGCATAATTGGCAAGTACGGAATAAATGCAAATCCGCGCAAACTCCTCCGCATCAATACCAGCTTCGCCGGCTCCCTGCAATAAAAGATCGTAGGCCTCCGATGGAAGCGCAAGAGTAATCTTTGTAACCGGAATCGGCTCAGCCTTTATAACATCCATTGTCTACGCATTCCCTCCTATCGGAGAAAATAAAATCTTAACGCAATCGAAGCAAATATTCTCTGACGCGTCAAACTCGCCGATGGTAACGATCAAGTTGGGTGAGACAAAAGTTTCACAGAAGTCGCAGAAGGTTAAAACGGCAGTAGAGATAAGATCGCGCATGGGTCAAATATGAATCTTCCCACTGCCGCGGCATTGCGGACAAGAAGTCTCCTTGAGCGAAATCTCGACCGTGACCTCCTCGCCAAGTTCAAAAGAACAACCAACAGCCCATTCGAATCCTTCAGAACAAATGTTGAAAGAAGGAGCGATAGGATGTGAAAGAGGTGAAAACGGAGATTCCGCGCGCTTTACTTGATAGACAATCGGACTGGGTTTGCATCCGGGTAAGGGATAGACTTCGATTTTTTGGAAGGTGATTAACATGGGTCGCGTAGAGTGGGAAAAGTTTGGGTGTACCTCCTAGCGAGGGCGAACGCGAGAGAGAGGCGGTTCCAACCCCTCCCCCCTGGCCTGCACACAAAAACTCACCGACATCAAACGACGTTGTAAACCAGTGAAAACAGCCTTGGGAATCGTTCTAAACATGCGAATTACTGTAATATCAACTAGTTGCAACGTCCGATAACAGATATTATGTAAACCTTGGGAAAAAACTCAGTGACGTAAAATAGAACTAGCACCAGCAACTCGGGTCGGCAACCTCTCGCGTACGGGGCCTTGTTTGCGGCTCGCCGCAGCCATAAATCTACGCCGCATGGCTAGCTCTGGCATGTTCTTCGCCGAAAATTCTCCGCTTACCGGGCACATAATGCTCTTTTGTACGCTTGCACATTCGCAGTTCCCAGCCGTAAATCAGATCATCATTTGTATGCCAGATCACCGTATATCCTTGTTTTCGTTGTAGATACATTGGAAAATCGCTCTTGAGCATTTTATTGACACATGTCCGTTGGCTCCACTGCATCCGTTTGGCTATCGCCCTCAATCCGACGTATTGCACGTTTTCCCTTTACTCCCCTTTCTCGGTCCTGTCAAGGCTTCTGTCCTTGTCTTCTTTCCCGCTCCGCGCATTCCTCGCAGATAATGAATTGTAGACCTAACTCTGAGAATGGCACAATACAATCGGCATGACACACGCAGCATTTACCCACTGTCTTGATCCAGTCCCGGTTATACTGCTCGAATTTTCGTTCTTTCGGTTGTTCTAGTTCTTCGCTCATGACATTTTCTTGGCAAGGTCGGAGAGAAACGCCTTAGCATTTACTTGGCCTTCTTGTCGGGTTTTTTCTTCTCTCTTGAGTTGCTTCACTACTCCGGTAGGTCTCGATGGTTCCATTGCTGGTCGGGTTTGGTTCTTATTTGCGAACCTCTGAGCATTTCTGACCCATGTTCTAAACGCCGCGTCCCAGTCGATGAATTTAGAGCCATGACTGATGTGGTAATCCTTGAACGCTTCCAGATGGTCCTCGGGTTTAGCGTATTGAGTTTGGCACCATGAACGTAGTTCCTGTGAGACGCTAAAATCGGAGGGGTAGGGAATTTTCGGAATCTTAATCTTCTTAGGTCTGGTTAGGTCAGGTTTGGTCAGGTTAGGAGGGGAGCGGTTAGCGGACCCGCTTGGGATCGGTTTACGCTCCTCGATTCTGTGATATTTTCCGTAGTTAACTACTCTTAGGGTTGGGTCTGACGCCAACCAAGCATGGCTCTGAGCGTAGTCCAAGGTCGCTCGGACCGTCCTCGGACTCGCCTCCGACGCCCCTCCGAGGGCTGTCAGAAGCCCCTCGGACTCGCCTGGGACAAGCCCATCATTGCGGTCTGCTATGCTCAAAATCTCAAGCCATACGCGCAACGATCTTTCCCCGCATTGCCGGATCATAACTCGGATATCAGGGTCTCTATTAAAGTCGTGAGAAACCGGAAACCAGCGCTTGATACGCGGCATAAAAACCCCCGTGAAAGGTAGAGCGGCGCCGGCAGTTCACGGCTGCCGGCTGCTCGAAGGATGGGACAGTGTGACGGTCTAGCCCCAATGCTTCATTCATACGCTCCCCGTTTTTTCCTGTCAACAAAAAACTGTGCCCCTGCCGAAAATAGTTTTCCGGCATTTCCGCCTTACGATTTCGCCAGTTTTCGCTACCCCATTGATTTCACTATCAGCATTTTTGCCCGACTGCGGGACTGATTTGCCCGACGACATTTTCATCCGTTTGTCGGCCCGCTTTACAATCCACCCTCTAACTCTGTAATAAATCAGCATTGGTGCATTTGACCACGTGTTCAAAATTGTACGCTTTTGTACATAATTGTACGGCTGAAATCGAGGTCAAATTTTCCACCTTGAATTAATTAGAGATTTTTTCTTGGCACGTCCCTTGCTTTCTTACTGGGCATGGAAACAAAAAAAATCGCAGGTACGATCTACACATTGCTACTCGACGACGATTTACAGACGTATAGAATTGCTTGGCAGCGTGGCGAGCGTTGGGGCTATGCAGATTATGCCAGCGCGTATGCAGCAATGGCATCGTGGACTCGACTCAATTAACCCCACAGCCCACCCGGAGCTAACCGGGCCAAGAACAAGGGAGGGAATATGGAAAACTTTGCAGCGAAAATGGATGAGCTAGTCGCAGCTCTTAACATTATCGAAGCCGAAAAACATGCGGCAAGTAAATTTTCGGGGCCCCCCGATTTAGTCATCTGGAAAAACAAAGGCACAAAGTTCGCGTATATCGACATTGGGACCTCCGGTGCTTGGCTTGTCGAGAAAACAAACGGCGAAATTTTCAACATCAAAGGCTATGGGGTTCCCGACTACAACAAAAAGAAAAAGGCTGATATCGGCAACATCGAAACCGTTGATCCTCATCTCATGCACGCTAAGAGATGGAACTATCTTCGCTAACCCCGCTACGCGGGGAGAAAGAGAGGAAAAATGAAGACGAAAATTATTGATTGCCGCAACACGGGCCAAGGCGCCTACACGGCAACCAGCGAACT